CTTTGGGAATGCTGAAAATCAAAACAAAGAAAGATGGGAGAATTAAAATATGTTAGAGATCATTAATCAAAAATATATGTTCTTTTTATTTGAAATTTCAAAGAAAGCCAGGAATATCTCTGAACTTGCAAGAAAATGCGATTTGACTGTGAGTGTTACTTCAACAATAATCAGTAGATGGGCCGTGCAAGGAGTCGTTTTAAAACAAAAAATAGGTGGCGGAAGAGAAACAATAATCACATTAACAGAATACGGTGAACAACAAGTAAAACTTTTAAAAGAAATATTCAAGAATTATCGAGATCAAAAAAGTACAAAGGGAAAAACAATAATCCCAATAACTCCGGAACTGGAGAAATTAAAAGCAAAGGAGGTGCAAAATGACAAGTGATAAATTAAAAGAAGAATCAAAATTGACTTATGACGATCGTAGAAAAGTTTTAGTTCAAAAGAAATCTCAAATAACAGAGAACAAATCAGATGACGAAATTCCAAAAGATATCTCCACAGTAGAGCAATCAATGGAAGTGACTTATTCTGAAGCAGGAATCAAATTGGCAATGGAAAACCTTTTGAAACAAAAGAAAGGAGCAGAGAAAAGAATTGAAGAATTGACAAAGAAAGACATGCCTGAGATGGATGAAGATTTAAAGGAACTAAAAGAGAAACTCGAAAGATTGGCAAAATATCAAGCAGTAGACAAAAGCAAGGAAGAACTTAAACTGGTTAAGGAAAACCTTGAATCTGTTGAAAAAGATATTAAAGAAATCAGAGATACGGTTGGAACTCGATTAAAACTTTAAACAAGTAAATTTTTTATTTTTTATTTTTTTACGAACAAAGGTTAGATTATCCTTAAAATAATTACGGAGAAACAAATGAAAACAGATTTAAATTTGGCAAATGCAGTGTTGATATTAGGAACACTTTTCTTTATTTACAAATCTGGGTTCAATTGGTGGGTTTTATTATTAATCTTTTTTGCAGTAGGAGTTTGGTCTTATCAGTTCACAGATAAAAAAGTGTTAGAGTTGCAGAAGGAAGAAATAGAAGCGAGAATAAAGAACACACAGGCATTAAATGCAGAATCAGTTGCAAGGACTTTGAACCTGGTAGAAAGCACAAAATATCTAACCTTACAAAGATTAAATTACTTGGAGAAGAGAAAATGAAATGCCCAAAATGTGAATCAGGAACTTGCAGGTACACTCAAAGAAAGCCAGAGAAAACCAAAGGTAAAAATGTGACTTTTAAGCGGACAACCTATGAAGCAAAATGCAAGAAGTGTGGATGGGAGGGAATTATATGAGTCTTGATGAAATAGATGATGCAGATGTTCGTGAAGAATACGAAAGGATTAGTGAAGAAAATAAAAGAATCTTTGTGCCTTACCCAAAAAAAAGAGATGAAAATGGAGCAGTGATTAGAAAATGAAAAAAATAGAAATTAAGTACCTGGACATTGCAGATATCAAACCATACAAGAAGAATCCCAGGAAGAATGACAAGGCAGTGGCAATCGTGGAAAAATCAATAAAAGAGTTCGGTTTTAAGAATCCAATCGTACTGGACAAGAAAAATGAGATAATCGTAGGCCACACAAGACTCAGAGCAGCAAAGAACCTTGGAATGGAAGAAGTCCCAGTGATATTCGCAGAGGAACTAACAGATGAACAAGTGAAAGCATTCAGAATCATGGACAACAAATCAAGTGAGATTGCACAGTGGGACTTTGATTTATTAAAAGTGGAGTTCGAATCAATGAAAAACCTGGAGTTCACAGGATTCACAGAAGCAGAAATCGACAAAATAATCGATCCAAAGGAAAAGATAAGCATGGGAAACATAGATCCAAAACACAAAATAGAATTAGGAGACATCTACCAATTAGGAGATCATCGATTGATTTGCGGAGATTCAACAAAGGCAGAGACTTATGAAAAGCTAATCCCCAAAGGAACAGACATCCAAATGATGTTCACAGATCCGCCATACGGAGTGAGTTATTCAGGAACAAACAATCCAAACGGAAGAGATTGGTCAGTAATTGATGGAGACGATTTGAGAGGAGACCAATTGTACGACATGCTAAAAGACTGCTTTGAACAAGTGAATCAATACTTGATCAAGAACGGAGCAATTTATGTGTTCCACGCAAGCAGCAATCAGATAATCTTTGAAAAAGCAATGAATTATGCAGGATTTCAAGTGAAACAACAATTAATCTGGCACAAACACCACATCCTGGGACATTCACACTATCACTGGTGTCATGAGCCAATGTTTTATGGATCCAGAATGAACGAGAACCCGGAATGGTTTGGAACCAGGGCAAACAAAACAACCCTAAACGAACTAACCCCAGAAGAGATGACACATGAGGAACTGATCAGATTCGTAAACAAGATCAAGGAAGAGTCAACAATCTGGAAAATCAAGAAGGACTCATCTAAGAATTACATCCATCCAACCCAGAAACCAACCAAACTGGCACAGAGGGCAATGTTAAACAGCACAAAGAAAGGACAAATAGTCCTGGATCCATTTGCAGGAAGTTTTTCAACAATGATGGCCTGTGAAGAAAGAGGAAGGAAATGTTATTCAATCGAACTGGACACAACATTCTGCTCACATGGGATAGAAAGATGGGAAAACTACACCGGGAAAAAAGCGGTAAAAATAGAGGAAGTGAAATAAGGTGAAAACGGTCGAGTTTTTTGCAGGGACACAATCCTTCAGCAAAATAGCCAGAGAAAGAGGACACGAAACAATCTGCATTGATAACAATAGGAGATTTAAGAATGACATTAATTTTAATATGCTCTGGGAACTATCTGAGGAGATTAATCAAGCAATAGACCAAGCGGATGTGATATGGATGTCCCCCCCTTGCACCTCTTTCAGCTTAGCAGCAGGAAGCACCCACTGGACACCAGAACACAAGCACAAAACAGAAGATGCAGTACTGGGTAAAAGATTATTAGACATTTGTTGGGCAATCGCAGAAAGGTGCATTAAGAAGAACAAAATATATTTTATAGAAAATCCCAGGGCCAGAGCAAGATGGTTCCTCCCAGTAGATTGCAGGAACACAATCTGGTACTGCCAATATGGAGACACAAGAGCCAAACCAACAGATGTATGGACAAACCTGAAAGGATGGACTCCCAAAGAATGCCACAATTACACAAAAGAACAACTAAACGGCACAATCCCAAAACACTGCCATCATGAAGAAGCACCAAGAGGATCCAAAACCGGAACACAAGGACTAAAAGGCAACAAAGAACGTTCAGAAATACCCGGAGACTTATTCCGAGAGTTATTCCCACTAATAGAGACACAAATGTGCACGGAATTGACAGAAACAGACCAAAAAGAGCATAAAATAGCCTAAATAAGGCTTAATTAAGTACAAATTAAGACAAATCAAACAATAAATAAAAGCAATTTACACATGAATGTGGACTTTGTGGACAAAAAACACCTAAAATGAAAATAATACAAGGAGAAGCAATAGAAGAATTAAGGAAACTTTCGGAGAAATCAATAAATATGTGTATGACTTCTCCGCCTTATTGGGCATTAAGGGATTATGGAGTGGAAGGACAACTCGGACTCGAACCAACATTCAACCAGTATATATCTAACCTATGTGATATATTTGATGAAGTTAAAAGAGTTTTAAGGGATGATGGAACTTGTTGGGTAAATATTGGAGATACTTATTTTGGTTCTGGCAAGGGTGCTGGAGGAAATGGAAAAAATAAAGAAAGTTTTACATTTACCGAAAAAGAAACAAGGACTTGTGATAATTGCAAAAAAGAATTTATTGGGTGGAAATTTCAAAACTTTTGTGGAAGTGCTTGTAGTGGTGTAGATAATACCCCCAGAGAAAAGAAAGGAAAACTCCCAGATAAAACTTTAACAATGATTCCAATGAGGTTTGCAATTGAAATGGTCAATAGGGGATGGATATTAAGAAACACTATAATTTGGCATAAACCAAATTGTATGCCTTCAAGTGTCAAAGATAGATTCACTGTAGATTTTGAATACATTTTTTTCTTTAGTAAAAAAAAGAAGTATTATTTTGAACAACAGGTTGAACCATCATTAACAAAAGGAAGTAAAAGTGGAACATGGACTGGGGATGTAAGTGAAAAGACTGGAAAGATTGGGGGATATAATCATTCAGGAGAACAATTTATTACTGGAGAAAATAGAAATAAAAGAACAACATGGGCTATCTGCCCTAAGCCATTCAAGGAAGCACACTTTGCAGTTTATCCAGAAGAACTTTGTGAAACACCAATAAGGGCTGGATGCCCTATCGGAGGGGTTGTGCTGGATCCGTTTGCGGGAGCAGGAACAACCGGGGTGGTTGCAAAGAAACAAGGAAAAAATAGCATTTTAATAGAATTAAATCCGGATTATTGTGAGATAATTAAAAAGAGATTAGAATGACAAGAATAACAAAGAAGAATTTCAAACAAGCCCTAATAAACTCGGGAGGAAACCAGTCAAGAATAGCCGAAAAGATGGAAGTAGGCCGGACAGCTGTGAATAATTTTTTGAAAAGACATCCAGACATGAGAGAATTATTGGAAGAGCAAATAAATCTTTTATATGATACAGCGCAAGATTCACAAGCAATGCAGATTTTGGCACACAAAAATGTAGATGAAAGTAAGTGGTTATTAATGAACACCAAAAGGGGAAGAGAGAGAGGATTTGGAAAAAAGACAGAGTTAGAACTTTCTGGGACAATTCAAGGGGCAATATTTCATGAAGTCATCAAATCTAATGAAGAAATCAAGGAGATGAAAAATGGAAAGACAAATAATTCTAAGTGAGAAACAAAGCGAAATATTGCACGTTTTAGATGATGACAAACATACAGAAGTTTTTATGGGTGGAGCAGCAGGAGGAAGTAAATCCTTCACAGGATGCTATTGGCAAATTAAGAGACGACTTCAATATCCAGGAAGCAGGGGATACCTTGCAAGGGCAAGATTAAAAGATTTGAAGGCATCAACACTCCTGACCTTTTTTGAAGTTTGTAATTTGTTAGGGTTGATGATGGGCAGAGATTTCAAATACAATGAAATGAAGGGAGTAATTACTTTTTCAAACGGATCGGAGGAGTATTTGAAGGATTTATTTTATTATCCAAGTGATCCTGAATATGTTAGTTTAGGTTCAACAGAATACACAGATGGATTTATTGATGAGATGGGAGACATCACTGAACAGGCGTATCAAATCATAAGGTCAAGAATGAGATTTAAACTGGATGAGTTTGGATTAATACCTAAAATTGCAATGGGGTCTAATCCGTGTAAAACCTTTATTTACAGAGATTTTTATAAGAAATGGAGAGACCATGAACTCGAACCCTATAAAGCATATATCAAAGCAAGTGTTTATGACAACCCTTTTATTTCAAAGCATTATATCGAAAATTTAAAGAAACTGGACACAAAGAACCGTGAAAGACTTTTGAACGGAAACTGGGAATACGATGACGATCCCACTAAAATCTTTGAGTACGACAGAATCATTGACATGTTCACAAACGAAGGACAAAGGGGAGAAAAGTATTGCATAGTAGATCAGGCAGGATTCGGAAGGGACCGATGTATGATAACTTATTGGGATGGATTATATGTGACGGAGGTTGAAGATTTAGATAACATTTCAAGCAAAGAATTGGATGAAAGACTAACAACAAGACAAATCTCCAGGAGCCATTGTGCCATTGATGAAGTAGGAGTAGGGTTCGGACTGGTTAAGGATCTACCAGGAGTGATTGGATTTGTAGCAAATGCCTCACCATTAAAGAAAGACAAAAAAGAAGATGCAACTGAAAAGGTAACTCACAATTATAAGAATCTGAGAAGTCAGTGCTGGTTTTTATTAGCAAAATATGTCAACTCAGGACTAATCGGAATTTATAGAAACCTACCAATCAAAGTAAAAGAATTATTGGTGGAAGATTTGGAAGTGATGAAACAAATGGATGGCGATCGTGATGCACCTTTGAGAGTAGTAAGCAAGAAGGAATTAAAAGACAAAGGAGATTTAAATCGTTCGACAGATGCAGGAGATGTTTGGATGATGAGAATGTATTTTGAAATTAATCCCAATGTAAGTGCGTGGGCATTCCCAGGCATGGAAGAAAATAAAGGCAACTACGGCCCAGATGAGATTCACACAGAAACAATCGATGGAAAACAAGTCAAAATGATTGGAGATAGAAAATTAATAGAATAAGGTTCTTAAAATAAGCAAATAACTTTATAAAATTTAAATCATTCAAATTAACATCCTTTCACCTTTCACAATCATGGCAAAGAATTTAAAGAACTTTTTCGGGTTACTTGGAGCAAAAGCAATCAGTCCAACAACTTCGACAGTTACAGCATTTGAAGCAACAAGGGAAGGACAACCCAAAGCATATATTCCAAACTTTTTCTATAAGCCGCCTTTTGGTTATCCTCGTTATAAAGATTTAAATTATTACAGACAGTTAGCTGCAAGTATTTATGTGGATATGTGTGAAACAGCAATCATTGATGAAGTGTGTTCGGTCGAATGGGATATAGTAGCAGAGGATCGTGCCGGGAACGAAGTACCAGGAAAAGAAGCAGATGTAGAAAGAATAACTCAATTTTTCGAGAATCCAAATACAAACAAAGAAAGCTGGGAATCGATTGTGAGAATGATGTTGCCGGACCTTTTAGAATTAAACTCAGGAGTAATGGTTAAGACATTTAATGCATTTGGGAAGTTTGTGGAGATAGTTGCAAGGGACGGTGGAGCATTCACAAAGAATCCTGATCCTTACGGAATGTACACAAACAAAGCAGATTTAATTTTGGTTAAGGATATTATGGGAGAGCAAGAAGAAGAAGGCAGACAAAATTTAACTTATCCATTATTGGGTGGAGCATTAACAAGTGAGCAAGCAAAAGAGGATGCGGCTTATTTCCAATACGGACATAACACTGCAGCAAGACCAGTACCATTCGGAAAGAGAGAAGTTGTGTGGTTTGAAAAGAAATTAAGGACAGATGATTTATACGGACGTTCAGCAATGGAAGTTCTGGCCAAGACAGTTCAAACATTAGTTTATGCAGTGGAATCACAATTGGAATATTTTTCAGACAATTCAATCCCCCAGGGAGTGTTGGGATTAGACGGAATGAGCACTGAAGATATGAAAGCATTCGCACAACAATGGACAGAATCCCAAAAAGTAAAAGACACATTCGGAAACTGGAAAAAGAAATTCCACAAATTATCAATGGTTAACAAGATGCCGAAGTTCGAACGTTTAAGTTTTTCAAATCAAGAATTAGAATTAATAGAGAGTCAGAAGTGGTGGTCAAAGATGGTCTGGGCAGCTTTCGGAATTACAGCCACTGAGTTGGGATTCACAGAAGATGCAGCCGGAGCAGGAAATCAGATCGTACAAACAAGCATAGCCAAGAAAAGAATCATTTATCCATTATTAAGATTAATTGAGTATCATGTTAACACAGAGATCATCCCAGAGTTTGGAGTGGAAGGGATCAGATACAAATATAAAATATTTGACATCGACGAAGAAACTAAAAAGTGGGGATTATACAAAATGCAGACAGATTCAGACCTAAAAACAATCAATGAAATAAGAAATGCTGAAGGATTAGATGCATTGGAAGGTGGAGACGAAACAGGATCAATGAGAGCAGACAGACAACAAGCCGAAGATCGTGCAGCTTTTTCAGATGAACCATTACAACAAGAAAGTGACCAAATAAACAGAGATAGTCAAAACACTCGAGATGCAATGAATGGAAAATTAAAAGAATTTTTAAAATATAAATATGCAAAAAGAACTGGGAGTCCAGGAAATTATATTTATTGGTATAAGAACCCAAAGACGGGAAAATATTCACAAGGCCCAAAGCCAAAAGAAGAAAAAAAGGATCCTCCAGGAGACAAAGACCATTTCTATCATATTACAAGCCCAGAAGCAATGGATGGAATAAAGAAAGAAGGATTAAAAAAAAGTGAAGAAGGATATGCTGGATCTGCAGTTTATTTTGGAGAACAGCCAGAAAATACACTTGGTTATTCTATTAATTCTTATAAAGATGGAGTTATGTTAAGAGTTAATCGTGAAAAATTATATGATAAATTTGGAAAATATAGCCAAGAAAATACAAGTGGAGATGTCCAGTACGACCCAAGTGATGATACAGGGGAGATAACAGTTGAAAAGGATATTCCAAAAGAGATGTTAGAATACTGGGATGGAAATTCATGGAAACCAGTTTCAGATTATGCTGAAACAAAAGCTATGACAACTAATTCTCCTCTAACATTACAACCAAACGAAGAGATGGGCCCAAAGGAATTGGAGAGTGGAATTAAAAGAGTTTTAGATAAGAATAGAAAGAAGTTCCTGGAGATTTTAGATTCACAATTTAAAGATGAACCACTAATAAGAATCAAATCAATAGACAACTTACCTAAAATGATTAAACAATTTTTCGCAGCATTTGCATTAAAAGAATTAAGCGATCAAGTAATTAAATCAGAATTTGATGATGGCTGGGATAAATCAGAAAAGCAAATTAATCAGAACGTACCTTATAATAATAAGGCCCTCGAATTTTTACAAAACCACACCTTTGACAATATCAAAGGAATGACCGAAGAAATCTCAAACGATTTAAAACAAGAATTAGAACGTGGAATAATCAATGGAGAAGGAATAGGCAAATTGAAGGCCAGAGTTAACAAAGTGTTTGATGTGGGAGACAATCGAGCAGAAATGATTGCCCGGACAGAAACAAACCGAGCAGACAACAATGGGAAACTTTTGGCAGTGAAAGGATCCAATATGGATGAAGAATACAATAAAAAGTGGGTAACACATGAAGATGATCGTACAAGCCCAATCTGTCAAAGATTAGATGGACAAGTAGTTGGAGTAAACAAAGATTTTAAGGATCCAGGAAGTCCGTGGGAAGGCCAATCGCCTCCAAGTCACGTTAATTGTAGAAGTTCAATAGTTTTTATTGAAAAAGAATAATTTTATATTTCTAAAATTTCACAAATAACTTTAAATAAAAATAAAACTTAAAATTATCATGTCACAAGAAGCCAGTTTCACATTTACAACACCTCTGAACGTTAATGTCGTTAATTTGAAGGGAGAAGAGCACTTATTTGTCGAGGGAGATATTTCTACAAATGATATAGATTTGGTCAATGATGTAATGACTAAAGAGTGTCAAGAATCAATGCAAAAGCAAATGTTGGAAAGGACTTTTAAATTAGATTTAGAGCATGAAGCATTCCGGGGAGAAAGCCATGAAGAGAAAGAGATCGCAAAAACAAAGATCCCTGCAGGAAAGATAATCGATTCAACTGTTAGGGACCTCGGAGAAAATAGATACTCAACAAGTGTCAAGGGAGAGATCAACAGACACCATCCAAATTATAAATCAATTAAAGGAAACCTAACAGAAGGATATCTCGATGCATTTTCAGTAGCATTTTTGGCAACAGACGTGACCTACGATGTAAAAGATGGAGAAAGAGTTCGAATGCTTAACGATGTTAAATTATTGAACGTGGCCCTAACAGGAAACCCTTGCAACACAAAAGCACAATTATCAGATATTTTTATGAAATCAATGGATGCGGTAGAAGAGTACAAAAGAATGAAAGCCGAAGATCCAGATATAGAAGGACAATTGGTAGTTAAGAATAATATTGAGGAATTAAAATTTAAATATGCAAAAAGAACTGGCTCTCCGGGGAATTATACTTATTGGTACAAGAATCCTAAAACTGGAAGATTAGAAGCAGGGGATAAACCAAAAAAGCAAACTCCATCAAAAGAAGATTGGAAAAAAGAAGATAAGGAGAAATATGATTCCAGTAAGAGAGCAATAGAAATTATAAATGAATCTGGATCTGAACGTATAAAAGAAATAGATGCTGAAATATCCTTAAAAGAAAAATATATAAAAGAAATAGGAAATCCTAAAACTCCCCGTGAAAGAGATCGTAAGGAACTCTTAGAAGGAGATATAAAAAATTTAGAAAGAAGAAAGAAAGATTTGATAGAAACATTTGATAGGGGTATAAAAAGAGAAGAAAGTGAAATGAGAAGAATAGAAGATAAATACAAAAATAAGAAATCAAATTCAATTCCTAACGGAAATGACGCCAACTTAGTTGGTAATCAACAATTAAATAACAAACAAAAAAAGATGACAGAAAAAAACTTAGAAGAAGCTCCTAAAGCAGAAGCTCCAGTGAAAACTGAAGATAAACCCGAAGGAACAGAATCTGAGAATGTAGAAGAAAAAGCATTGTTTAATATGAATGCAGAATTGATCAACTTAAAATCAGAGAATGTAACTTTGAAAGATGCTGTGACTAAAATCACAGACTCT